CTGTATTTCCAGTGGAAAATCATGGGTTTGTAACCATAAAGCCATTGAGCATATTATTAATAATTATACTTATAATGGCTCAATACTTTTTGCAGGCAGAACATTAACGACCCTTGAAAGAAATGTATTAAAGCCGCTAAGAATGCAATATGGAAGTTTATTTAGGTATAGCATAAACCAGAAGAAAGCGTTTTTATGCGGAATTGAGATAGATTTAGAAGGTTGCGACAATATTACGGCTGAGTTTAAAATAAGAGGCAATACAGCCGAATTTATATTAGGTGACGAATTAACCCTTTGGAATCGACCTTTTTTGGTTAGATGTATGGGTGGATTAAGAACACCAAATGCATGTTTTTTAGGAAGTACAAACCCGGATTCGCCGCTAAATTTTGTCAAAACCGACTATTTAGACAAAAAAGAAGAGCTTGGATTAAGAAGTATTAAATTTGAAATGAGTGATAATCCGGGATTAACACAAGCATATATAAATCAAGTAAATAAAGAATATGTGGGCGTGTTCCATGATCGTTTTATAAAAGGGTTATGGACAATTGCAGAGGGCATTATCTACCCACATTATAAAATTGCTATAGTCCCAACCAAAGAACGCAAATATACAAAATATGAGTGCGCTATAGACTACGGAACGCATAATCCGTTTGCGATGGGTTTATATGGCCTTTGTGATGGAGTATGGTATAAAATAAAAGAGTATTATCATAGCGGCAAAAAAACAGGTAATCAAAAGACTGATTCAGATTATTATAAAGAACTTGAAAAATTTCTAGATGGAATATCTATAAAAAGAATAATTGGCGATCCGGCTCCAATAGCTTCATCATTTAATGTGCTAGTTAGGCGCACGGGCAAGTATAACGTCACATTAGCAAACAATGATGTTAATTCTGGAATTATGGAAACATCATCTGCAATACAACAAGGATTGCTAAAAATAAATGATTGTTGTATAAAGACAATAGAGGAATTTCAATCTTATTCATGGAAAGATTCAACAAAAGACGGAAAAGAAGAAAAAGAGGACCCATTAAAAGCAAATGATCATTGCATGGACGAAACTCGATACTTCGTTAAAACACTTAGTATTGCAGTGCCTAAACGTAAAAGCTTATTAGCTGTATAGCTGTAGCAGGGAGGTAATTGTCATACTGACATTTCAAGATTTACAAGAATCAAAAAATATACCGGCCTTTATAACAAAGGCAATTGAAAGTTATAAAGCTGATGAAATGTATAAGCGAGCAGCAACAGCGCAGCTATACTATAGTACCAATAATGAAGCCGTTGGGAAACGTATGGGCTATCTAGAAAGGCAAATGCAGCGCAAGGTAAATATTATATTTCATAAATTGCGAATGGCATTCTTCCCTAAGTCTGTTAAAAGACTTGTTTTGTATTTAATGGGTAATGGCGCAACAATTGATGATGAAATTAAATTACAGATTGACCGTAAATTTGACAATAAAATGATCATATCAACTATATATGCATGTGTTGATGGCGTTGTATGGGGATTTCCGGATTTAAATGAAGAGGGAAATCCTTCTTTAACATTTTTCAGAGCAACTGAATTTGTACCTTTGTTTGATGAACGCACATCAAAATTAATGGCCGGAATAAGATTCTGGCAAATTGCTCCGGATAAGCCTATATACATAGAATTTTATGAAATAAACGGAATGACAGAATTTAAAATACAAAATGGTTCAATAACAGAATTAGAAGCTAAAAGAGCATATAAAAACATTGTCAGAAAAGATTCTTTTTCAACTGATATTCTTAGTGCAGAAAACTATGATATATTACCGATTGTACCATTATATGCAAACGAACTAGGAACCAGCGAATTAACGACGGGTTTAAAATCATTAATCGATGCGTATGATTTTATTAGTTCTGATTTGGTTGATACAATAACGCTGATCGAAGGGCTTTACTGGATTATAAAAAACTTTGGTGGGGAAAATGTACAACAATTACTGGCGGAATTACAAACACTTAAAGCGTCACTTATAGATGGCAGCGATACGGCGGCAGATAGTTATACTGTTGAAGCACCTTTCCAAGCTAAACAAATGGCACTAGACCTATTAGAAAAGCGTATGCACTCAGATTGGTTAATGCCTAGTGATGGAATAACAGGTGCTGCACGGGGCGTTACTGCAACTGAAATTAAGGCTAACCGGGAGCCGCTTGATATGAAAGCTGATATACTTGAATGGCAAGTTGCAGAATTTATAGAAAATATTTTAAAATTAAAGGGATTAACTGATCTTACTGTAGGTAATTTTAAACGTCGGACAAGCAGCAATGATACCGAAACAATTAATAATATAGCTACTCAGTTAAGCGGTGGCTGGATTGACGAAGAAGAGGCCATTGAACTTGATCCTACGATAAACACCGAGCGAAAAGAAGATTTATTAAAGCGGATTGAATTACTTAATATAGGAGCGTTGCAAAACGAAGAGGATAATGAATAATGGCAGCCGATTTAGGAGCAAGGCTAACAGATGATCGTATGCGTGCAATGTCTTTACGGCTGGATGAAGTATATAGATCAGCATATAAAAAAGCATTGGCGAGAGAACATGAAGCATTGTTAAGGTTTGAAAAACTGACCGATGAAGCACTTGCTGGCATGACTGATGAAGCTATAAGATTAAAAAGACAGGCTTTTGAAAATGAAATCCGGCGAAATAAAGAATTGGCTAATAATATTGCAGAGGAAATTATGAGAGCCGGAACAACAGCAACTAATATTATTCAAGGCGAAATGTCACAGATTTATAAGCTAAATTATGACTTTTCCACATATAGTATACAAAGACAAGCCGGTATCAATCTTAGTTTTACACAATATGATAGAAACCAGATTACAGCATTAGTACAGGCAGGACAAAGCCCATTTACTAAAATAGCATATAAAAACTTAGGACAAGATAAAAAGATTGTCCAGCGGCTACAAAACAACTTGCTTCAAGCAACTATATTAGGAGAAAGCCAAGCTAAAATTATTAAGCGCATACAAGGAGTAACAGGGCAATCACTAAGACAAGCCAAAAGAGTTGCTCAGACAGAAAGAACTAGGGTACAAAGCCAAGGAAGACAACTTGGAATTGATGAAGCTAATGAAATGGGCGTTGAAACATTTCGTGAATGGTCAGCCAGAATGGTCAATACAAGAGACGCACATATTGATTTAAATGGTCAAATTACAGAGCATGATGAACCTTTTGATTCTATTCTTGGCGATATATGGTATCCCGGCGATCCAGACGCAGAAGCAGAAAATGTAATTAATTGTTTTTGTCTTATTAAACCTAAAGTAAACTCTGTAAGCCCTGCTTTAGCAAGGCACAGAGAAAAATTTGATCGAAGCATGGCATTTAATGAATATGCTAAGGATATTGAGCGAAATATAGAGAAATACGATATAATGTATGATAAAGCCAAAGAGGGAATATTGCACGGTGGAGTATATACAAGTGCAATGAGTAAAACAGAGGCACAATTAAATAAATCTATTAAAAGCTATGAGAAGCAAATAGATATACATCGTATGAAGATTAATAATCCTAGGAATTATGATAAAGAATGGAATAATAGAAGTAGCTTAGAAAAAGCGGGGGCATTTAATTATTGGAATAAGGAAATTATAAATTATCAAGAACAATCAGAAATTGTAAGAAGAGTAAAATGGGAGCGTGGTTTTAAATGACGATTATAGAAAATGCATACATGTTAGATTTAATAAATAGAATAAAAGATGAATTAACTGAATTAAAAAATAAAGAAAGAAATGAATATTATGGCGGTGAACGCAATGCCTTTATGCATGTTTTGAGAACTATAAAGGCATTTATTGATGAAGATTCATGGAAAGATTTTGGATTAGATTTTGATATTGATAAAGAATATTAAGGATTAATTTATGGATATTCAATTTATTGACTATAGCCGACAAGTCTTAATGGCAATGCATGAAGCAGAAATAGCAGCTTTAACTGCAATAGGATTGGCAGCCGTTGAGGTTACAACTGATTACATGCAATCTAGGTACGGCAAGCCTATAAGGATAACCGGGGACTTGATGAGGGACGTAAATTTTAGAGTAAATACAGATGAAAAAGAAACTGACATTGGCAATAGTCTTGAATACGCTCCTTGGGTGCATAATGGAACCGCAAGATTAACAAGCAGACCCTATTTAAACGACGCAATAATTGAAAATCCTGATATATGGAAAGAAATTGCCGCTGATTTTATAAGCAGGGCGATGAAATAAATGACCGAAATGTCGTTTAAACTATAATGCTTTAATCAGTATGATAAAAGCGTAAAAAGAAAGGGGTAAATTATGTCACTTACACGGGCAATGCTAAGACAATTAGGAGTTACAGAAAAAGAAACCATTGACGCCATAATGGAAGCGCACGGAACTACAGTAGAAACGCTTAAAGAGCGTAACAATGAAGTCGAAAAGACGTTAAAAGAAAAAATAACTGCTTTAGAATCCAGTATGGATGCTGACACAGTTGATGAATGGAAAAGGAAATTTGAAGCTGAAAAGCAAGCACATGAAGCAACTAAAGATGGTTACAAAATCGAAAAACTAACCACTGCACAAAATAAGGCTTTGCAAGAGGCGTTAAAATCAGCCGGGGCTAATGAAAAACTAATTCCTCTGTTGATTGACAAGCTTGACCGTACAAAAGCTGTATTTGATGGAGACACAGAAAAAGGATTTAAGATTAAAAACACCGAAGATATAATTAAACCTATAAAAGAACAATTTTCTGAAGTGTTTGGAAAAGTTACAACTCAAGGAGTTGGAGCGGCTAATCCATTGATTAGCAATCAAAATAACACAACGGCAAAATATAAAAGTATGAATGAATTTATAAGGGGGCATCGAGAATGACCAATAACAATTATATTATTGATTTACAGCTATTTGCTGAAAAGATTGACCGTGATAAGGCTTATGCTTTAATACCCGAAGATGTAATTCCCGGTATAATTTCTGGAGTTCGTGAGACTTCAGTCGCAATGCAATTAATGCGGCAACTTCTAAATATGAGCACAAAAACCGCTAAAATGGCGGTTTTATCAGCGTTACCAATTGCCGACTTTGTAGATGGCGATGCAGGAATGAAAGTAACTACTGACGCAGCATGGAAAGACAAAATGCTAGTTGTGGGTGAAATAGCGGCCATTATACCGATACCAGAAGCTGTGCTAGACGACGCTGAATATGACATTTGGGCAGAGGTAAAACCGCTTTTAGTTGAATCATTTGGACGTGTATTTGACAATCAAGTTTTTAACGGTGGCAATCCTAAAGCACCGGCAGAATGGCCAGAAGGTATAATTCCAATGGCAACTGCCGCTGGGAATGTAGTTACGGTAGGTACAGGCGTTGATATTGCAGAAGATATTAATCAACTATTTGGCATGTTAGAAGAAGATAATTATGATGTTTCCGGAATTGCAGCGCAAAGAAATGCTGGACGCCCTGGGGCTGAAATCCACAGATGATTTATACGCCGCCGTGCCGGCTGAGTTGATAAAAAAAGGTTATGATTTAGATACGGCGCTCAAAATGATTGCG